GCCTAGGCGCTAGCGCCTAGGCCCCCCCTCCCCCTAGCCCTATTATATTACTTAAGGGGCATCTATTATTCACTATTGTGGATTATTAGTCCAACAATACAAAAACCCAAGAAAGAAACTGACTATGTTAGATACTGATAAGAGCGGACTTAAACCTTTAGATGATCAAGCAGCTGCTGTTGCAAAAACAGACAACCGTGTTTCTCTGGAAAGTCTTCACGAGCGCATTCGATCGATCGAGTATTTTTACCCGACAGCTGCACCTCAGTTCACCGTAGCCATTGTCGTCCTGGACAACGGTTTTGTGATATCCGGAGAATCTGCTTGCGCAGATCCTAAAAACTTCGATAAAGAGTTAGGCCAGAAATTTGCAGTAGAAAGCGCTGTGCGTAAGATCTGGCCCTTGGAGGGTTACCTCCTGAGAGAGCAGCTACACAAAGGACTGAAAACATGAACTATGAAGAAATCGGTAAAGAGATGGACGCCATTATGGCCAAAATCTTACAACATGAGGAAGACACTCGAGCTTATTCTGAGAAGGCCGTTGAAGCGCATCGGCTGAGAAACGAGGCCGAGGCTCTCCTAATCATGAAGCGCAATGAGGTCACTCAAGCCCTCAATGGCATCCAAACCTGTGGCGGTGGAGCCTGTGGTTCCTACTCCAGTGTCTGATCCACTTCCCCCAGCCGAGCCAGTTCAACCAGAGCCTCTTCCTCCCGCTGAACCACTTCCGACAGCTCAGGAACCACCGGTTCTGGACGATCCAGCGCCTGAGCTTCCTACGGAGTTGACGGATGAGCAAGAGCTCGACCTATTAGGCGAGCCCGAGCCCGATACGGCAGTAGATCCTCTGCCTGCGATCAACCCTGCGACAGGGTTGCCACAGACGACAGTCTAGACATTATGAAGCATTGCTGCATGTTCTGCCTCAATGCGTGTATCATAATCATCAATCCTGGTTGGGGAGATCTTCACTTTGTAGGTCTCCCCAAACTTTTTGAAGTTGGTTACATGACGAACATCGCCGATCTTCATGCTCTCAAGCAGGTTCTCCATACTCATGAAATACTGTTCCCTGTCTACGGCATAGGTGTCCGGAGCCTTTAAGGTTCCAATTTCTTTTTGCTGCATCGTGATCTCATTTTCGAGATCAGCAATATACTTTCCCAATTCCGATGGCAGCATATCTTTCGTTTTTCTAAATTTAAACATGGTATTTCCTTTAATGTTTGGGTTGTAATAGTTATTATTTAAGATTAGGGATGTAGTCATAACCTAAATCCTAAGAGAAATCTGAATCATGAACATATTTCAAAAAGCAGGTATGGTGAATACCACCCCGCCCAAAGAGCCCGAGGTAGTTGATGGGGTTATACTTCAAGGTATTCCAGAACTCACCAAGGAGCAGGTCAAAGCTACTTTGCCGGCGCAGTTGAGAACTAAAGTGTCCGACAGCCTTGTCGATAAACTAAATGCTATCTCTATGGATCCCGACATTGCCCGGGAAATCCGAGAGAACTTTGTCGGCTTCAATAACATCATGAAAGACGGCAAATTCAAATTCGAAGATTACTTGTCTGCATGTGCCTATGTCACCTACAAGATGATGGGATACTCTAACCAGAATGCCTATGCTTATACCTTCCCTGATCGAATTGCCCGGCTAAGAGCTGAAGGCAAAGAGGACAAACACATCAGTGCCTTTGTCGCATCTTACAATAAAAACAAACTTGTCAACATGATCATGGAGCAGGCGCTTATTCCAACGTACCTGCTTAATCAGGACCTCTACCAAGAAGCGCTGCAACATCAGGCATATCTGATGACACATGCTCAATCAGAGAAGGTGCAGTGTGATGCTGCCAAATCTATTCTCGACGCCCTGAAGCAGCCGGAGACAAGCAAAATAGAAATTGATGTTGCCGTCAAAGACAATTCTGGGATTGATGAACTTAAGCGTGTTATGGTGGATGTGGCTAAGAACCAAGCTTCACAGATCCAAGAAGGAGCGCAAACCAAGGAGATAGCTCACCAGGAGCTGTTTGATCCGGGAGGGAATAAGATCGATGCCCCTGCAGAATGAGATTATCGATAAAGAAGCGTTTGCCGGAGTCAAAAAGAAGACAGTTGATGACTGGCTGGATGAGGTTAACTATTCCGAGTTAAATCACGGCAACTACATTCCTTCTGAGTTTGCTTTGAGCTATGTAAACTTCATCAAGCTGGTCAACGGAGACCAAGGTGAGTCCCACAAAACACCGGTGGTTCACCTTAAAATGCTGGACAAGCTTACGTCCAAGAAAACTAAAATCGCCAACCTCTGCCACCGAGGTATAGGTAAAACCACACTGTTCCCTGAATATTTCGTATTCTACGCTGCGATATTCAGAGAGCTCGAGGGCCTGGGTGAATTTGACAGCATGATATACGTTTCTGATAGTATGGATAACGGCGTTAAATCTGCACGAAAAAACATGGAATTTCGTTACTACAACTCAGAATTCTTACAGAAATATCTGCCTGAAGCTAAATTCACAGACAACTATATCGAGTTTGTAAATGAAGACGGTAAGCGGTTTGGTATTAAGATGTTCGGCGCCAAAACCGGTATCCGCGGTACGAAAATTTTCGGTAAACGACCTCGCCTAGCTATCCTTGATGACCTGGTCTCAGATGACGATGCTAGATCGAAAGCTGCAATGGCAGCCATCGAAGACACCGTCTACAAAGGTATTGAGTACGCTCTGGATCCCACGAGAAGAAAAATCATATTCAACGGCACACCCTTTAATAAAATGGATATCCTCTATCAGGCTGTCGAGTCCGGAGCTTGGGATGTGAACGTGTGGCCGGTGTGCGAGCAGTTCCCTTGCAGTAGGGAGGATTTTGCTGGATCCTGGGAAGACCGTTTTTCCTACGACTATGTACTCGAGCAGTACAACGACTCTGTACGCACCGGTAAACTATCCGCCTTCAACCAAGAACTCATGCTCCGCATTAGCTCAGAAGAGGAAAGGCTTATTCAACCAGACGAAATTAGGTGGTATAAGAGACAGGAACTTCTCAAAAACAGAGCTATGTTCAACTTTTATATCACGACAGACTTTGCAACATCTGATCGAGAGACCGCAGATAACTCTGTGATTGCGGTCTGGGCAATCAACTCAAACAGGGATTGGTTTTGGGTCGACGGCATATGTCGGCGGCAGAAGATGAATATATCTATCAATGATCTGTTTCGCCTGGTGGCCATTTACCATCCACAAAGTGTCGGTGTTGAAATCTCGGGACAGCAAAACGCATTCATACAATGGCTGCAGCAAGAACAGATGAATAGAAATGTTTGGTTTAATTTTGCAATGCAAAAAGGGACACCCGGTATTCGACCAATCACGAACAAACTAGAGAGATTCAATCTGGTAGTCCCTTATTTTGCTGCAGGTAAGATGTATTTCCCCACCGAGATGAAGGATACGCCGATCATGGCTCAGTACATGTCTGAGATCTCATTAGCTACACAATCAGGAATAAAGGGTAAAGATGACTGTTTAGATACGATATCTATGCTGCCAGAACTGCAAGCTTGGATACCCAGTGAAAACAACAGTTATGATGAAGAAGCCGATAAAATCTTCGGAGACGGAGTTAAAGACGAATATTCAATTATTGACTCTTACGTCGTATAGGCATTACTAAGCTATATACCTCTAGGAGACTAAAATGGCTGCTTTGCGAACAAGTGATATAATTTCCAGGCTGGCCTACGGCGAGCTGTCTAACCTCAAGATGGCAAAAGACACGCCAGGAGTGATTGAGGCGACAAGCCTGCCTAATGTGCTAATCCAACTTAATGAAGGATTAAAGCACCTCTTTACGAGATTTCTTCTTTCTCAAAAAGAGGTTATTATCAATACTGAGGCGACAATTACACATTACTTTCTAAGGTATGAGTATGCGCTCAGCAATGAGGATAGCGCTCAACCGGTCAGGTACGTCGATGATTCTGCCTGTGATGGTTTCGATGGTCGTATCGGAAAAATACTGTCAGTCTTTGATGGCTTCGGGCGCCAAGTCTATATGAACAAGGCCCAGGAACCGCTGTCCGTATTTACCCCACAACATGACTGCGTCCAAATCACGGCAAACCACCAAACAGAACAGTTCTATGTGATATTCCAAGCCCTGCATCCAGTGCTGGAATTCGATGCCGACGCCGGCAAAGATTCTTTGATTAATGTCCCTCCTGCCTTGGAGCAACCATTGATCTATCTCGTCGCTTCCAAGATATATGGGCAGATGAACGGCAAGGACAACGTAGCCAAGAGTGCCATGTTACACCAGATGTTCGAGGCCAAACTCTTGGAGTCGGAATTCCGAGACAGCGCCTCCACGAGTGAGAACATGTCGAATAGCAAACTGGATCGAGCAGGATTTATCTAATGAGACCGTCTTCCGGCCCATACACGAACCCCTCGGGCTTGGTTGATAAACGACTGGCTCCGATGTTCGAACAGATCGAGCGGGTAAATGAACTCCTGCCGCAGATTGCGCATGTCAGCTATTATCTTGAAAGTCTTTTCAATCTTGATCGTAACCTGACGCTGTTGTCTGACCAGAATGTCAGCCACCATATCCTGCAAGACTTCACAATGTTCCAAGGAGCCAACGCCTATGAGTTAGCTCTGGTTGATGGCTTCGAAGGCACCTTTGAAGAATGGATTGCCAGTCTGAAGGGCGAGAAGGGGGATAAAGGCGACGACGGTGTTGCTGACGAATTACTCCTAGGTCAAATACTTCAAGGCATCGAGGATAACAGGAATAATCTTTCTGCCGTAGCGGGCAATGTCTCTCAAAATCTGGCGGCCTTCGAGGCCTACGTTAACTCAGAAGATTATTCTGACTTTTTTGCTGCGCTTGAGCCAAACCTGGATCTCCTAAGATCGGGTATACTTCAGGAGATTGGCTTACAGGTTGCCGATCTTACAACTACCACACAGGCAGAACAGCTCGCTCAAAATGTATTTGATACATCAAGCGGTCTGATAAATTCCACATTGGCTACACACGGCGCAGCCATTCAATCCTCGAATGATCTACTGAACGCGCTTCGTTCAGACTTCGACGGGTATAGTGCAAATTTTGCATCTTTTGTGACCCAGATGGAAGCTGAAGTCACAAGGATCACACTCCTGGAAGCAATAACCGGTAATAATTCAACCTCCATTGTCGCAGTTGAAAACGTTACCGCAGATCTTGCCAGCCAAGTAACTACACTGCAGGCCGAGAATTTTACGCACAATGCAGAGATATCTACCTTACAGTCTGTCGCTGCAGATGTGGCAACTCAGGTAAATGTTCTTCAGGTTGCCAACAATGAGAATAACTCAAAGATCATCAATCTTGAGGAGGTCACAGCAACTCAGGCTCTTTCTCTTCAGACACTTCAAACAAGTACAAATGACGTCGAAAACACTATATCGACACTACTCACCACTACTGAGGACAACGCCACTGCAGTGACCCAATTGTCATCCCGGACGGACGATAATGAGAGCTCTATCTCAACTATTTTGTCTGTGCAGGATGATCAGGCTAGCGCTATTACTAATATAAACTCCACGGTAGATAATGTCCAAAGTAACATATCCTCTTTGGAGACAACATCAGCTTCAAACACTGCCCTGCTTGGTAATATGCAGGATGTGCAGAACGCAAATGTCTCAGCTATCAATGCTCTCGGAGCCAGAGTTGATGGAGTGGAGACCTCCATTTCTACATTGGAGAATGCCCAAGCCTTGGTTCAAACAGACATCGATAATCTGGATACTATACAGACGACTCAAGGATCTGTGCTTACCAGTCTAAATAGTGCGATCGGTGCCGTCCAAGGAGATATTACTCAGCTCCAAATCACCCAGGCCGATATCATAACCAATGTCGATGGAGTACAGACTTTACAGGCAGCTCAGGCTTCAACACTTACAGACCTCACATCTACCGTCTCTTCGGCTCAGGGCAGTATCTCTAATCTTGAGAATACACAAGCCAGCCAAGAGACTGACATAGATAGTCTACAGACCACGCAAACATCTCAGGCAAACACCTTGTCTAGTATAAACTCGACTGTGGGCGATATAGTCAGTGACATAACTAACGTGCTTTCCACGCAGAGCTCCCAACAATCGGAACTTGACACGCTCGAGAGTGTCCAGAGTACACAGGCCCAGTCCATCACAGGGCTGCAGTCCGGCATTGGCGGTATCAACAGCAGTATTTCCAATATTCAAAACACACAGGCAGCCCTGCAAACGGATATTGATGGCGTACAGACTCAGGTAAATACCCAAAGCAACTCTATCACATCCCTGGTCTCTGCGGTGAATGGGAATACTGCCGGCGTGAATGCCATCTTAGGCACCATGGCTACCGGTAACAGCAGCCAGGCCCGTCTGTTCTTTGGCGTCAACACGCAAAACAATGAAGCCTATATTGAGGCGGTAGCTTCCCAGGGTGATGGCATATGGAACGGATCCAAGATTAAATTCAGCGCCGATGTATTTGAATTTGATGGCGACTTAATCACTCCAGGATCTGTGACAGCCGATCGATTGAATGTAAATAATCTTGCAGCAATATCCGCTAACCTAGGCAATATACAGGTAGGTTCTGCAAATATCCAAGATCTAGCTGTCGACACTATTAAATTGAAAGGCGGTGCTGTAACGGTAACATCTGTATTTTCATCCAATGCCAGGGTCAGTATTCCGTACAACCCTTTTTCGGGTCAACCAAGCAGTGGAACATCCTCAGGATCTGGGGGCGGAGGAAGTGCTCCTCCATCAGGGACGATGGACGATGGATTAGCATTATAGGATCAATCTTAATATGAATACGCAATTAGTTCTTAATGCTGATGTGGAAACCCAAGGCGGTATCGTAATCCTATATCTCGATATGGAATATTCCATAGACGAGAAGGGGGATGTGATCGGTAGCTCTGATGATGTGTGCAGAGCTCGCGTATTTGTGGAAGTCCAGAGGAATAACCAAGTGATTGCCCGCAAGATGTTCGGCCAATACATCCTGGATAGTGATAATACCGCAGATGAACTGTTTGATCTTACTGAGATATCCAATGCCGGCATAGTTGTTGATGGCCCGCCCAGCGGCAACGTAAATTACAAGGTATATACTTGGGTCGATCAAGTAGAAGGCTCCGCAAACATAGTCGGATTTGATCCCGTTTTAACCGCGGCAACCCTTGTCGTCACAGAACTGAAACGCTAAATACGTTTACCCCGCATATAAAATATGCAATAGATCCTCACAATCTAACCCCAAACCCAAGAAAGAAATTCTCCCATGAGTGATGCAACCGGTACAGTAAAGATACCCACCCTTGAGGAATATGTTCACGGCTATGAATCAAAAGAACAAGCTATTCAATCGGCTCTTGAAAACTCACGAATAAGTATAGGTAACCGCGTGGTTACTCTTGAGGAAGCGCTACTCGAGCTGGCTCAATCGTACGGAACCTCAACAAAAGAGTCGCTCTCTCGTACCCAACTGGTGGTGAATACATACACCATGCTCAAGCAGTTTAGGGAGAACGTTTTCTCTACCACTGAAGAACGCAATGCCCGGATCCAGCAGGCTCGAGATATCCAAAACAAAACCAAGCAGCAAATTGAAGATGATGCTTGGGAGAAGTATGTTCTAGCCAAAGCCCGGGCTGAAAAGGCTGCAGCTCAGGAAACAAAGCAATAGGGGTGTATTATGGATCTAGCAGAATTCTTTAACCGAACTCGAGCAGGTGTAATGGGACCTCGACTTTCAGATGATGAGGTCACCGGCTCTGAAGCAATAATCAAGGCCATGCAGGGCTTACCCATAGCATATACTGCATATGCACTGGCTACTGCTTGGCATGAAACTGCTCACACTATGCAGCCTATTAAGGAATATGGAGGAGATAATTACTTCTTCCGTATGTACGATATCGAAGGTCAAAGACCCTATAAGGCTAGGGAGCTTGGCAATGATAGTCCCGGAGATGGCATCAAATATGCTGGCCGGGGGTACGTACAACTAACCGGTAAAGCCAACTATAAAAAAGCTACATCTAAATTGCACATAGGCTTTCTTTCGGATCCTGACTTAGCCTTGAATCCTAACCACGCAGCTAAGATTATGAGGAAGGGTATGCTCGATGGTTGGTTCACAGGAAAAAGCTTTTCATCTTACTTGCCCGAGTGTAAGCCTGCAGCTCGTATCAGTTTTCAAAAGGCCCGTAGAATTATAAACGGGACTGACGATGCTAAATTAATTGCAGACTACGCTATGAGCTTCCAAGAAGCTCTGCTACTATCCAACTACTAACTCAACAAAACAAAGAAGGATTTTCCTATGTTGAACTTCGTTAAAGCAAATACCGCAATCTTGTTCTCTGTATTCGCATTGGTCATTTCTGGGTGTACCTCTCTGGGTCTCACTCCATTGCCCAACCCATACACTGAGGTCGAAAGTGTCGCCGAAGGTACGCTTGTCTCGCTCAAATCCTTTGGTGCTGTTCAAGACACCCTTATCGATACCTGCGAGTATGCAGTCGCCGGAACCGATGAAGCAACTTCTTGCGTGGCACTCATTTCCGTCGAGCAAGTTCTTCGACCCGCTGTCACTGCCGCTGGCCAAATCGGTGCTGAATATGCGGACATCGATGCCCGAATTAGGGAAGCAGGTCCCGAAGCTCCAGCTGAATGGCTTGCACTCGCCGGTGAAGCTGCAGGTCGACTTTCCGCAGCCTATGAGCCTATTAAAGATGATGTGGCCAGCTTCATCGACAATGTCGGCGATATTACCGACTAAGCATCCTGACCTTCCGTTAAGACAACTCCACTTTATCTAAGGAACTGATTATGACTATTTTTGATATTATCTCTAAAGCGCAAACCGCACTCGGACTGCTCGGTATCGTCAAACCCTTTCTGGGTGAGCATGGCAATCTTGTCGACATTGCTACTGATGTGATTGGTCGTGCATTGTCCGGCGCCACTCTAGGTGTCGAAGTGTATGGACAGCTCGCAGAAGAGCTCGATGGTGTTATTGCCGAACTTACCGCCATCAAAGAACGGGGCGGGGTTGCCGGTGATGATTTCCGGGACGAAATTGCTGCCATCCGCGCCCGCGGTGAAACGCTTGACTCCATTAAAGCCCGCCTCGAAGGCTAGCTTTAATACCTCATGTATATTAAGAGAAGCGCAACTTAACGGTTGCGCTTTTTCTTTGGAGGATAGGCTTATGGAACACAGAACACCGGATCAATTACCTGACTTCCATGTGCTGCGCTATTCTGAGGAATTGTCGACACCATTTTTAGAAGTCACAGATCATTTGTTTTATTGTCAGTTTTCGAGCTTAGATGGTTCTGGAAAGATATTTGCGGTACTCGATGAGGTTGACACCTCGAAAGTCTTTACATCGTAGCGTTACGGACGTATCTCTAATAATCAAAATTACCCAGTCTTAAGGTTTTATCATGGATAAAGAAGAAGATATCTTAAATCTAGCAGATGAGCATATCGGTGCCGGCACTAAAGATCCCAAAAGTATCCGTGAACCAAAACGAGTTACTGCGAAGCAGCTGCGGGAATCCGAGCGCACTGGTAAGACAGCAGGACATCGACTGACACGATGGCAAAAAGAGCCCACCGTGTCAGATCTTAAACGAGACCTAGCTGCTGCTAAACCTTTCCGGGACCTGCAAGTAAAGCAAGTTGAAAAATGGGAGCTCCTACGTCAGGGCGGAAAACCAATTCCTAAAAGGCGAGGCAGATCTCAGGTACGGCCAAAGCTTGTACGTCGTCAGGCTGAATGGCGCTACTCAGCACTTAGTGAGCCTTTCCTTAGTTCTGAGGATATTCTTCAGGTTGAGCCCCGAACCCATGAAGATGGCCCGGCTGCTGCGCAAAACGCTATTCTCATTAATTGGCAGTTTAGAACTAAAATCGACATTGTTCGCCTGGTGAATGAAGCTGTTCGAACATTCGTCGACGAAGGCACATTGGTCCTTAGACCGGGCTGGCTCCGTGAAACTAAAGAGGAAGATGTAGAGGTTCCCGTATATGAATACTATGAAGTATTCGAGGGCACCCCTGAAGAAGCTCAGCTGGCTCAAGCTCTCGAACTCCGCAAAACAAACCCTGCTGCGTACGAAGCACTGGATCCTGCAATTCAGGCTAGCATCACATATTCCGAAGAGAACGGCGAAACTGTTTGGGGTGTTGACACCGGTGAGACTGAGACGGTCAAGCAGGAGAAGATCATAGTCAACCATCCTACCCTTGAGGTTGTTGATTATCGAAATATCTACATCGACCCCTCCTGCGGTAATGATCCAGACAAAGCAACTTTCGTTATTCACTCATTCGAGACGTCAAAGTCAGAGTTGAGCAAGGATGGCCGCTACAAGAACCTCGGTAGTGTGAACTATGCCGGTGCGGAGCTGCTCACAGATACAGAGCATGGCACTGAGACACCACAGGACTTTAACTTTGATGATGAGAGCCGGAAACGTATCGTAGCCTACGAATACTGGGGTCTTTACGATATCAATGGTGACGGCAATTTGCAGCCTATTGTGGCAACCTGGATCGATAATCAGATGATTCGGATGGAGGAAAACCCATACCCGGATAAGAAGCCTCCTTTCCTTTTCCAGAGCTACTCGCCCCGGAAGAGATCTGTGTTCGGTGAGCCAGATGCTGAATTGCTTGAGGATAACCAAGCAATCTCAGGTGCCGTAACTCGAGGCATGATTGATCTTCTAGGTCGATCGTCCAACTCTCAGCAGGGCTTCCAAAAAGGAATGCTGGACATCACCAATCGTCGACGTTTCGAGTCAGGTGAGGATTATGAGTTCAATCCTGCAGCTAACCCCGCTCAAGCGCTGATACAGCATAAGTACCCTGAAATACCTGCGTCTGCGCTAAACCTTCTCAATATGCAAAACCAAGAGGCAGAGGGTCTGACAGGGGTTAAAGCATTCTCCGGTGGTCTATCCGGTGAAGGGTTCGGTAAAGTTGCAGCAGGCATTAAAGGCATTGTGGATGCAGCCGCGAAGAGGGAAATTGACATTCTTCGTCGATTGGCCGAGCTCTTCAAGAAAGCAGGCATTAAGATTATATCCATGAACCAAACCTTCCTAAGCAAGGAAGAGGTGGTTCGTGTTACCAACAAAGAGTTTGTCGTAATCCGCAGAGATGATTTGCAGGGTCAATTTGACCTCAAGGTCGATATCTCCACTCCTGAGATTGATGAGCGCAAAGCGGCGGATCTGGCATTCATGTTACAGACAGCAGCTCCTACTTTGCCGTTCGAGTTTACCCAAATGATCCTGTACGAGATTGCCCGTCTCCGTAAGATGCCTGAATTGGCCTACCAGATTAAGTCTCATCAGCCTCAACCAGACCCTGTTGAGGAAGCTAAGGCTCAACATGAAATCAAGAAGTTGGAATACGAGAACGCACTTCTGGACGCTAAGATTGCTGAGACCAGAGCGAAGACCGAGAAGCTTATGGCAGAGGCCGACAGCATAGATCTCGACACTGAGATGAAAGGTTCAGGCGAGTCCCATGCTCAGGATATGGAGAAACAGTCTGAGCAGGCCCGTGGAAACCAAGATCTCGCTGTAACCAAGGCACTCACTAATCGTGAGCAGGGTTTGGATATAGAGGAGGTCTTAGGCTTTAATGAGTTGACAAAGCAAAGATCAGCAGCAAGTAATCAACCCCGGCCTGCGCCTGTTGCTGAGCCGCCAATTGAACAACCTATCAATCCAGGGGTTGACCAACTATACGATATCCCGCAATAAAGATTTATATTATCTATTACTAACCCAAGAAAAGTAGGAAATACCCAAGATGTCACAAATTGAAACTGAAATGCAAGAAATCGAAGTCACCATCGGCGAGCTTAAAAAAGCCGTTGTTCGCGGTGAGGCTCTACGTCGTCTTATGAAGAATAAGGACTTCAAAACAATAATCGAAGATGAGTATTTCCGTGAGGAGGCAGTACGTCTTACTTCTCTTCTTGGATCTCCTATCCCAACAATTCATGCTGCCCAGGAATTTATTGTAAAAGACCTGGAAGGTATTGCAGCGCTTCGCCGCTTCTTCTCAACCGTTCTGAGCATGTCTAGCCAATCTGAGGACCAGATCCTCAGCCATGAAAATGAGCTAGAAGACCTTCGTGAGGAGTACGCCACAGTTCAAGCTGACGCAGGGGAGCAAGGCTAATGTCCAAGACCCCTGAAGAATTAGCTGCTGAGGCGGAAGCACAAGCTGAAGCTGCAGCTGCTGAGTCAGTTACCGAGCCCGAGGCCGGCACCGAAGGTGCCGAGCCTGGGGGCGATGGTGGTGAAACCAATAATGACGAAGCCTTCCTCGATATGTCCGATGAGGACTTCGAAAAGCAGATGACTGCTGGAGGCCTCCCACCTGAGCCCGAAACTAAAGAGGGTGACGGAGAGGAAACTCCTAAAGCTGAGGAAGCTGCTGGCGAAGTTAAGCCAGAAGAAACTCCTGCAGCGGAGACACCTGTAAAACCTGAAGAAACCCCTGCCGAAGGTGATAAGCCTAAGGTGGAGGAGACACAGGAAGCCAAAACAGAGGCTAAGCCGGAAACTAAAACTTCCCCGCTTGATGCCGACGATTCCACTGCTGCTGAACATTACCGTGAAATCATGAAGCCGTTTAAAGCGAACGGCAAAGAGGTTCAGGTAAGAAGCAAGGAAGAAGCAATTCGTCTAATGCAAATGGGCGCCGGTCATGTGAAGTACCAACAACAGGTACGTCCTATGCTAGCCCAAGCACAGACACTCAAAAATAATGGTATCGATGCCGATACGCTCAATTATCTTATTGAGCTGAATAACGGCAACAAAGATGCCATCAAGAAATTAGTACGCGATGCTGGACTCGATCCATATGAGATTGAAACAGACGACGAAAGCAAAGCTGCTGATAAGGCCTTTAGACCCAAAGACTATTCGGCTTCTGAAGAGCAAGTAACACTCGATGACCTCGTAACCTCGATTAGATCAACCGAGGCCGGGTCAGAGCTACTTGAAGATGTCAGAACCAATTGGGATCAAGGCTCTCGTCAAATGCTACTGGAGGATCCTGGGATCCTTTCTGTAATCAGTGGTCAGAAGCAATCTGGTGTCTATGACCAGATCACTGCGGAGATCAACCGGCGACAGACATTGGGCGATTTGACCAACGTCTCCTTCCTCAAAGCCTATCACCAGATTGGCACCGAAATGGAGAATAACGGCGCATTTACCCAAACCACTTCTAATGCGGGATGTGGATCTACCGAAAACAAGACTGAAGCTGAACCGAAAAGGTCTGAAGTCGTTGCTAAACAAGCGGCTAAGCCGAAAGCTCCTAACACCAACGACGGCGCTGCCGCTGTTGCACCTGTTAAGAAAGCTACCCCGGCCAAACCGTTTCAAGGAAATGTCCTAGACATGTCCGACGAGGAGTTTGCAAAGATGGAAAAACAGTTCGCGTAAGACTTAGTCTTATATCAAAAGGATTAGTGCAATGCCTGATGCAGCACAACTTTATAATAATCCGCCTGCCGTTGATTCTACGATAGGCGGAGGTCAAATGAATGAGTTCTACTACCAGAAGAAAGCACTCATTGACGCCCGGCGTGAAATGTATTTCATGCCACTCGCCGATACGATGTCCATGCCTAAGTACATGGGTAAGCGTATTAAAGTTTATCACTACGTCCCATTGCTGGATGACCGAAACGTAAACGATCAGGGTATTGACGCCGCAGGCGCCACTATCGTTGATGGTAACCTCTACGGTTCCTCAAAGGACGTTGGTACGATTACCTCCAAATTGCCTGTTGTTGGCGAATCTGGTGGCCGTGTTAACCGCGTTGGTTTCACACGTATCACCCGTGAAGGCACAATTTCGAAGCTTGGCTTCTTCACTGAGTACTCTCAGGAAGCTATGGACTTCGACTCTGATGCTGAGCTGATGATGCATATGAACCGTGAGCTGGTTAGCGGCGCTGTTCAGCTTTCTGAAGCTGCTCTGCAAATTGACCTGCTCAATGGTGCCGGTGTTATTCACTATCCTGGTGATGCGACATCTGATGCCACGATCGACGGTGAGTCTGCAGATCCGGCAGTGGTCTCGTACAAGGACCTGTTCAACTTGTCCCTTACCCTTGATGATAACCGCACTCCTCGTGAGACGAAAATCATCACTGGTTCCCGTATGATTGACACTAAGACCATTCGTGGTGGCCGTGTCATGTATATCGGCAACGAGCTCCAAGCTACCGTTGAAGAGATGAAAGACTCGTTCGACGAAAAAGCGTTCGTCCACGCCCACCAGTACGGTGCTGCGACTACGCTTATGAATGGTGAGATCGGCTCTGCTGCTCAGTTCCGCTTTATCGTGGTTCCTGAGATGCTTTGTTGGGTTGGCGGCGGTGCTGCTGAAACTGACAATCCGGGCTTCCGCTCTGATGGTACTAACTACAACATCTACCCGATGCTTGTTGTTGGCGACCGTTCTTTCACAACCATTGGCTTCCAGATTGGTGGCAAGGGTGTGAAGTGGAAAATGATCCACAAGAAGCCTGGCATGGATATTGCCGACCGACTGAACCCTTATGGTGAGATCGGCTTCCACTCCATCAAATGGTGGTATGGAACAATGATCCTCTTCCCAGAGCGGCTTGCACTCATCAAAACTCTTGCGAAAGAGTAAGCGATAGTGTGACCCTTTTTGGGAGATCAGGGAAGCACTAGCATGGCCGGATTTTTCTTGGGTATTCCGGCCATGCACCCTGGCCTAACCGAACCCATTAATGTTTAACCCAGGAACGGATTTTTATTATGACTGATACTACAAAACCAGATGAAGAGCTCGAGCAAATGACTCAAGAAGAGTTGGATGCCCGTATGGACCAAGGCCCATCCCGTC